ATGGCTCGCAAGTCACGGGAGCTGCCTCTTCGTACGCGAGAAAGTACGCGCTGAACGGACTGTTCTGTATTGATGATGGTAAGGACAGCGATGCTACCAACACGCATGGCAGCTACACCAAGCCTGAAAGAATCACTGCACCTCCTGTCGAGAATGGAAAGATTAAGCCTCAGGTAGATGATGAGACTATGGAGAAGGCAATCGCATTCATCCAGAACTCAAAGAATCCACAGCAAGCTTACGCCATGTCCGTGGAGAAGTACACCTTCACACCTGAGCAAGATTCCGAACTGCTCGAGACAGTCAATAAGACCGTCGTGGCTAAAGGTGCTAAGAGCAGAGCGAAGAAGTAATGGAGTTCTCTCTCAAGCTACAGGAGAAGACAGGCAAGAGCTATCTGTCATACAGCTCAATCAAGAATGCGCTCACTGACATGCGTGCCTTCGAGCTGTACATGGCAGGCAAGCTGAAGAGGGAGTCTCAGGCTCTCACCTTCGGCTCGATGTACGACATGATGTTGTTCGAGCCCGACAAGGCCAAGGCTACCTATCAAGTCATCGACCATGACCAAATCATGGAGAAGATGAGCGACAGAGTCAAGGACCTGAAGAATCCCAAGAGCTCATCAGAGTACAAGGCAGCAGTGCAACAGCTCATGACTGAAGCCATCGAGGGAGACAAGCAACTAGTTGATGAGTCAGAGTGGAAGACAGCTCACTTCATGGTGAAGCGATTGATTGACTCAGGCATCAAGGACGGATACCTGATGGGTGACTATCAGGTTGAGTTCAACGAGTTCATCGACGACATCCCAGTACGTGGCTTCTTCGACTGCAAGGGAGCGGAGTACGTGTCCGACAGCAAGAGCACGCGCTCGATACCGGGATTCAAGTACGATGTAAACAAATTCTCCTATGACATTCAAGCGTATATCTACACGCAGGTCGCGGGTACTGATGACTTTTTTTGGGTTGCTCAGGAAAAGACGTACCCGTACCCGGTGGCTGTGTATAAGGCTAAGGAAGAGACGATTTTGAGAGGGCAGTTCAAGTTCGAGCATGCCGTAGCCAAAATAAAAGATTGGCTTTTCCTTGACAAACCCGTAGTCAATGACTACATTTACGAAGAAATTTAATTCAACATTCTATTCACATGGATACAAACAACAAACCAGCAGACCGCGTTTTCATCGGTGATGTAACGCAAGTCAAGTCATCAGCTCGTGTCAAGTTCACCCTTGCCGAGTTGGAAGAGATGAAGAAGTACGCAACAGACAAAGGCGCTGTCTATGTCTCAGTCGTGTTGACTCCTGACAAGGAGCGCTTCTCAAAGTCGAACGCTTGGGCATCCGTCTACGACCCACGTGCCGAAGGCGCTCAGCAAACCAAGTCGAACGACGTACCGTTCTAAAGGGTAAACTGTTTCATGATGTTAGGGGGTGGCCTTGGGTTAAGGGCTGCCCCCGCTTCATCTCATGAGAGACATCTACTACTACGAACTAAAGCTCCGGTACAAGAAAGGCAAGAAGGTAATCAGAGAGTACAGCGCGAAAGACTATGCTGTGACCAGTGCGGAAACTGAAGAGGACATCCTCAGGGGGCACACATGGGACAGGATGCACCGCAAGTACTACGGACCTAGATACGATGGCAAAGTCGAAATCAAAATTGAACAGATACTCTCCAAGAAGAGAGTGGGTTCCAAAGTACGAAGTCAAGCGCCGTGATGTCGGCGACCTCATCAAGGTGAGGGACTCGTACTACCAAGCTATTGGTTACCCGTTCGACCCACATAACCGAGAGCAACGCAACGTCATCTTCCGGGTGGCGTTTGCAGAGGCAATGTTCCACTACTTCACAATCACGTCAATCGCCAAGGCTCTTGAGAAAGACCACAGCAGCGTGAGTTACTACGTGAAGAACTCATCACTCTACGATGGGTACTACGACTTCTACAAGATTCTCAAGGAGGCAGCTACCTGCATCTACCATTTGGAGGTGGGGAGTACAGCCTTGGGTATGAGACTCAAAGAAAATATCAAGCAGTATGTCGCAGAACTTGACGCCTGACATGTTTGAAGAAGAGGTGCGCAAGCAGCTGAGAACTATCCGTAGATTGTTGCTCACCAAGAACGAACGATACGGCAACGCTGCGCTCAACCCAGCGCGTATCTTTAGCAAGGCTACCTCACACGAGCAACTGCTGGTTCGCATCGACGACAAGCTGAACCGCATCAAGAACTGGGGTGCAGACGACGTGGATGAGGACACACTTCTAGACCTGATGGGCTACTTGGTATTGCTAAGGATTAACATGAAACATGAAACAGGTGATAACGATATTCGAGGACATCTACAACAAGGCACCGCTGTACATCACAGTGGAAACAGCACTGCAACGCATCCAATCTGGCAAACAGAAGAAGAAGATTGAGCGTGTCCGTAGCGGGGACAAGGAAGCCAAGAAGCTCTTGCCCATCGTGCTGTGGAGCGGTGTGTTTAATGAACGCAATGACGAGTCGCTGCAGAAACATAGCGGCATCATCGTTTTAGACTTTGACCACGTTGGAGATGTGAACCAAGCCAAGTCCTGCTTGGCATACGACCAGCATGTTCTCGCATGTTGGACATCCCCAAGTGGAGATGGCGTGAAGGCAATCGTAGAGGTAAGCAATCCCGAAAGACATCGTGACCACTTTCGTTCCCTGTGTGATTACTTCCAGCGCAAGTACAACCTTGAGGTAGACCCCTCGGGTATCAACGAGTCTCGTGCGTGCTTTGAATCGTACGACAGCGACATCTGCATCAACGCATCACATACTCGCTTCGGCGGTATGTTATCGGAGCAGCCTGCAGAGCCAAGCCCTACCGAGGCGACGGGGCGTACTGATTACGAGAAGCTTCAGATAGCTGCTCAAATGATTCGGTACGCCCCCGATGGGGGCAAGCATGCAGCTTTAGTGCGTGCCTCCTACCTGATAGGGGGCTTCATTGCTGCTGGTCGGGTCGAAGAGGACGAAGCCTTTCGTGTACTCGTTCGTGAAATTGAAGCGCGGAATCCTCTCGACCTTGACCAAGCCCGCAAGACAATCGTCGATGGCATAGAGCAGGGCAAGCTCGCACCGATTGGTGAGATTACCCGTGAGCTCGAGAAGGTCAGGCACGAGATGCGGGTGAACGATGGGGACATGTCCTTCATCACATCAGACGACAGGGACTACGAGTGGATTCAGAAGTTCATCGCAGGACAGATTGAGCTTGGCCTCGGTACAGAGAACGAGAAGTTCGACGAGTACTTCAGATTCAAGCGTGAGTTCCTCATGATTAACGGACACAGCAACGTGGGTAAGACTACCTTTACGCTGTGGCTGATGGTCGCTGCATCCATGTTGCATGGGTGGAAGTGGCTTGTCTACAGTGCAGAGAACCCGACATGGGCCAATAAGATTAAGGTGATGCAGTTCTGCATGGACATGCCTATCAAGCGCATGAACCACAAAGAACTTACGGCTGCACACGAGTGGGTGAACAAGCACTTCACGTTTGTTGACAACCACAGGAACTACAGTGTTCACGACATCCTTGTCTTCGCAGAGAAGATGAAGAACTACGAGGGCATCGACGGCATCTTGGTTGACCCCTACAACGCACTGCGTATTGACCTGAGCTCACACCGTGGACTCAGCACACACGAATACCACTACGAGGCAGCCAGCGAGTTCCTCACCTTTAGCAACAAGCATCAGGTTGCAGTGTGGGTAAACGCCCACGCCTTCACCGAAGCACAGCGCAGGAAAGGTCCCGATGGGTTGCCGCTTGCTCCTTACGCTGAGGATACAGAGGGCGGTGGTAAGTTCGTGAACCGTGCCGACGGATTCATTACGCTGCACCGCAAGACACAAGCAGAGGACTGGAGTGACAGGCGTACCGTGGAGATGCACGTACGCAAGGTCCGCATGACTGAGACGGGTGGCAACCCCACCGCACTAGACTATCCACTACGATTCGAGTTCAGCAAGCAGCAGTCAGGATTCAACTTCGTGAGCCCCGGGCCACGCCTGTTCCGTCCCCTGTGTGAATTGCTTGTGGGAAAACAGATGAAGCTTTGATGTTGTAATAACCCCAATGCACCTGTAACTTGCATCATGGCACGGCGTAAAAGCATGAACCGTGGTGGCAAGAAACTCAAGTCAGGTCTTGAGGTTTACTGTTACGACAAGTTGAAAGAAGCTAAGCTCAAGTTCGAGTACGAGCCTGAGAGCTTTACTCTCGTCGACAAGTTCATCTACCCCGGCATCTATTTCAAGTCGACCAACAGGCGACCTGACATGATGGATTACTCGGGGAAGATGGTCAGGAAGATGGAGTACACACCGGACTTTGTGTCTCACGAGCACAAGTTCATCATCGAAACCAAGGGGTACCAGCGCACTCAGCACGGGTTCCCACTTAGGTGGAAGCTTTTCTTAAAGCAGATGGTGGAGACCGGGAATGGCGACTACATGTTGTTCGTGCCGAAGAACAGCAAACAAGTAGACAAAGTCATTCAAATCATCAAGGATGAAATTAAGAAAGCTAAGTGAACTGTACTCGTTCTCCACGCAGGAGATTCAGAGGCTCACAACAGAGCTGTACGAGTCGCTGCATGACGATGCAGGCAACCCCATCTCCTCTACTGAGGAGGTATCGGAGTTAGTCAAAGACTTCCGCATGAAGGTCAACATTGAGGTGGCAACTGTCAAGGATGCCTGCCTTGAATACAACCACTCATGAGCAAGAACTTCCTTAGAGACCAAGAGCTCGGTGACCTCGGGGAGCAGCTGTGGGCTGCATGGATTAACGCCAAGGGTGGTGACGCTGTCATCTCTCAGAACGGGCTAACTGAGAATGGAGAGACGCGCAACTGGGATGTGTACGACCAAACCACCGGGGTGTACTACGAGGTCAAGGTGGACATCAAGGCGCACTACTGGGCCAAGAAAAGAGGAGAGCCAGTCAATCTGTTCCTCGAATACGAGACAGTAAAAACCCACAAGCCCTGTGGGATTATGAAGACTGACGCTCAGTACTTGGTGTACATCGTGCGCAATCCGCAGGACCTTCACATCGCATACACCTTTGACTTGGAGATGCTGCGTGATTATCTTTGGGACGCACACAAGCTCAAGAGATTCCCTATTCGCAAGCCTGTGGTGCACGGAATCGGCAACGTGAATGGCTGGACACCACCTGTGCACGAGCTTGTAAACGATAAGGAGGCTGGCTTCATCAAGCTCTGCATCCTTCCACTCTCACTTCTAAACCCATCAAATGAAACAAACGTATCGGAACTGTCGCTGCTTGAGACAGAAAATCGACAGCTTGCTTCAGAGTAACGCGTCGTATCAAGCGCACAACATTGGGTCAGGAACTACCCCAGAAGAGAAAGAGGAGGTGAACCGCTACTGTTACGAGCAGTTCATCCTCCCCATCAAAGACTTGGACAAAGACTTCTT